GTAGGTTCCAACTGATTACATCAAGTTGGTTACTTTAACCTTACGGTAGTAGTAGTTGTTGTTAGCGCCAAGACCATCTGCACCAGCGTCCAGAGTAGTGAATGGGTTAGCAACCATACCGTAACGAGTCTTGAAACCAATCTTTGGTTGGAAGGTAGTTGGGTCAACTGCACGAACCAATTGTAGTGGAACGTATGGGCAGTAGAACAAACCAGCGTCGAATGCGCTAGAACCTTTGTAACCCATTGTGAAGAACTGAGTTGCAGTTCCTGCTGCGCTGTTAGCGACAGTGTATGGGTCAACATATACCTTGAAGCGACCATTCAATACACCTGCGAAGGTGACAGAAGATTCGTCAACATTCAAGTTGTTGCCAGCCAAAGCTGGAGTGTAGTCAAGAACACCAGCCATTGCAAGAGCGGATGCAACATCTGCGGAACAGATGATGAAGTTACCCTTACCACGACGGGTAGATTGAGCGATAGCGTTTGCTTCACGTTCGATTTGGAACATCAAGCCTTTGAACTTTTCAACAGACCAACGACCATTGGAGTCAACGTCCAAGTCAAAAGTACCTGCAGTTGCAGTACCTGCTTGAGCACCAACCTTAGCAGCACGATAAACTGTACGAACAACTTCACGATTGATTTCTGCCAAGATTTCGGTAGAAAGGATGTTGCTCAATTCACCTTCAGCGTCAAGACCATGAACAGATTTCAAGTCTTGTGCCAATTCGATGGTGTATTCTGCTTTCAATTGACGAGACTTAGCAGTTACGCTGGTCTTTTCGATAGAGAAAGCCATTTCGTTGAAAGCACCAGCTTCAGCAGCAGCGGTAGTCATACCAGTGCCAACGTCATAGTTGGTGTCATATGGGTTGTTACCACGTTGACCTTGGTAACCAGCAGTACCGCTATCACGGTCACCAGTTCCAGAGAACAATGTGTCTGCTTCGTTGAACAATGCTTCAGTACCAGACTGAGTAGCATAACGTGCCTTCATTGCGAAGATCAAACCAGTTGGTTGTGTCATTGGCTGAACACCGCAGATGTCATAAGCGATCATCTGTGGAGCAGAACGACGAACCAAGCTGATCAAGACTGGGTCGAAACCAGCCATTTGTGCGTTAGTACCAGCACCGCCTAGAGCAATACCGTCACCGCCAGCGTTAACTGGGGTTTCGAACAATGCTTGCTTTTCTTCTTTAAGAGCACGCTCTTGGTTTTCTAGAAGAACAGCGGTAACTTCCTTACGGTAGTTGTCTTTAATTGGGGATACGGATTCGTGGTTCAGTACTGGTGCCCACTTTTCCATTAGTTGTTGACGAGTAGTCATTATTTTCAACTCCTTAGTTGATTAGGTTAGATTACTTTTTGATAGAATCAAAAACAGACAGATAACGCTTCATTGCTGGGTCAACGTGCTTGACTTCTTCAGTTAGAACTGGAGTGTCAGAAACAACGGACTCAACTACAAGGTTGGTCTGCTTAGTGAAATAATTTTCACGGATAGTCTGAAGTTTCTTTGTGAAGGTTTCAACATCTTCGAAACTTAGTTCTTCAGCCAAACCAGAGAACTTCTCTACTTCAGTGTCAGTCAAACCATCAGCTGCTTCAGCGATAGCAGAAGCACGCTTCTGTTCGTTAACAGTTTTGGTCAGAGCAACATTAGCTTCGACTTGTTCGTTTAGTTTAGCTTCGAGAGCTTCAACTTTCTCTTGCATTTCGCCGAGAACGTCAAACTTCTCTTCTGGTACTTCGATGTAGTGTTGTTCAAACACTCCCTTAAGACCTTCAACGAAGGACTCAAGAATCTCAGACTTCATACCAGCTTCAAGGGCAATCTCATTCTGTGCAATCCACTGCTCGGCGATATAGCCAAGGTATCCATCAACCTGTTCAACCAGACCCTCTTTGATTTCTTGAACTTGCTCAGCAAGTTTAGTATCAAACTCTTCTTCCAGACGTGCAACTTCTTCTTTAACACGAGTTACAACGGCTGCTTCAAAAATGGTTTCAGCTTTCTGTTTGAATTCTTCAGAAAGTTCTTCGCCATTTAGAAGTGCGTCGACGTCTTCTTTGACGGACTTCTTAAGGTTGCTTGCTTCTGGAGCAGATGCACCCTTAGTGACTTCGTTAGCCTTCTTTGCTGGAGCACCAGCAATAGCGCCATCTTGGTCGTCGACATTATTCTTAGCGTTTGGTTCAGCAACTGCTTCTTCAGCAACCACTTCTTCCGCAACTTCTTCGATCGCTTCTTCAGCGACTACTTCTTCTGTAGATTCCTGCAGCTTTTTGGATTCTGCAAGCATCTCAGCGATTTTTTGTTCGATAGACATCGTTTTCTCCTAACTGGATGAGTTCTATGTAATTATTTATTATTTAGCGAATTTTACCAAGGAAGTGCTGGAAAGCACGAATCTTAGCTTCTTCTAAATTCTTGGATGAAGTATTGCCGATAAACGAACGGACTTCATCGATGTTTCGTTCCACAAATTTCCCATCAACAAAAACCCATTCCTTAGATTCCATGATGCCACGTACGAATGCATCTGGTGCGGAAGGATCGGCGACAATATCCGCTGCGGTAGACAGCATGAAATCGTCCTGAACAACTTGTACGCCC